TTCTGAATATTTCGATACAGATCCTTGATGTAGCTGATTTCTTCATCAACCTCAAACCTATACATCAATCCTTCATCTGTAATTGATATTTCTAAAGTGTCAACTTCGCTATTTCTTCTAGCTAGGACATAGTTGTTATTGTGATTGAAAAGTGCAACTACATCACTTAAATCCACCTGTTCCATTGAACTAGGTTCTATCACTTCTCTAAAGCCTCCCAAATCTTTACTTTCTAAACCAAACTTGAGCGCATAGCCAGATATGTATTTTTTACCATCTTCTTCTATTGCTCTGAATTCGATTCCATCGAAGTTTCTTATTTCTTTAATCATTGTTGTAACTGTCTGTTGAACTGGATTTACTGTAATCCAATGCTATTTTAGAATCATAAAAATCCTTCACAAGATTTGAAGGAATCAGGTTTGCCTGAATGAAGGTTTCACCTTTCACATCTGCATTCATATCTTCTAGCTCTCTGATTTCTTCAGGACTAATTGCGCCCATATAGAAAAGCTCTTTGTAAAAGTCTGCTCTACTCCTGCTATCTCCTCTAAGTAGTGATTCAATAGCTCCTTTGAAGTAATAGGAATCTTTGATTTCTCTTTTGGAAAGCAGCTTATGCTTAAATTCTGCTTCTATCATATAAATGATGGGACTCAGTGTCCTTTTATAAAAATCTAGTTGCTGTCCTTCAATTGAATTGTAATTGCTAGGTGTTTCACTGGCTACTATGTAAATGGGGACATTGAGCATTCTGGCTATTTCTGCCACCTGAATATTCCTGGTCTCAATTAGTTTCATCTGGTCTGGTGAAAGTGAAACAGGTTTAAAATCAAACCCTGCATCCAATACCAATAATGACTTTGAATTTGAGCCTGTGTAGTTTGCCTGAATTGAATCCCTGAATTCTTTCTTTTGATTCTCATTCAATTTATGGGTAGAAGTCACTACCCCTTTAATATTGGAGCCATCACCTTCAAATGCTTTCTTGGTATATCGGGTACTTGACAAAGTAACTCCCAAGCTTTCTGCAAAAATTGAAATAGGATCTAGACCAAAAGCACCGGTACCTGAATTTTTAAAAATCAATAGATCATCATTATGAACTGGAATATTGTTTACCATGTAGTACAATTCCCCATCTACCATTTTTGCTTCAGTCACCTTGGTATATTCAATAGGTGTTATGGAAATCACTTTCCCTGAATTTGCATCTCTATTAATAAAGGCAAAGGCAGTCCCTCTATAAAGCATATCATTGAGCATAATCCGTTTGAAGTCATAAGCTGTTTGATATGGGTTTGGCTTTTCCTTTATCAGGTAACTCAAATCTGAATCCAACACCTGACTACCTTTTCTCAACTTGAAAGGAATAGATGCTATTGAATTGGCAATGCTATTCACACCTGCTGTGTAAGCAGTAATACTTTTGATGCTTGTTTCTGTAACATACACCTCATTACTGATAGCAGCCATAGAAAACATGTCTGTTCTCAAAGCTGCCTTGAATGATGTCAATAGATTGTCAAATAATGCCATAGTTTAAAAAATTAGAAGGGAGAGGGAGCTAAAAATCAGATTCAAAAAGTCTCACCCTTACATTAAAAAATACTCCCTTCATTTACTTATCAGCCTGTTTGATTGAAGTGGCAACCTGATTAGAAATTAATGGACTCATTCACTTTCATCTTCAGTTTTACCAGCACTTCCAGTTTGAGTAAATCCATTTCATTTAGGTTTTCTGCAATACTCAGAATGTTTTGAGCAATGAAGACACCGTAAAAAATGCTGTACAGTGGCACAAAGAATATTGAGTGGATAGCAGCAAAATTCAGAAGAGCTAAAAGGAGCATTGCAGCAAGGAGCGTTAAAAGAAACCTTGGAAACTTCTTTGACACCAACACCTTATTTGAAATCTCTTCAGGTACTGGCCTTCCTTCTTTTCTAAGCTTTTTGGCTTTTAATGAATAGTAGATTGCCCTTGCTACTCCTGTGAAAAAATCTATCAGATATAACAGGATCATAAACCAGATCCCTCCTACACTTTGAAACAGGAATTCAAATACTGTATTGATTACCAATACTGCAGGTAAAATATATTTTACAAAAAGAGCTGAATCATAGTGCTTAAAAATAGCTTTCAGCAACTCGGTAATTGATTGATAGCCGAACATTAAAAAATTGATTAGATCATTAAAAATCCTGTTCCTGTGTACTCCTCTTCATGATCTTCCAAGGAATCAAGGTATTGCCCAACATTCATAATCAATGCTATAGCACTATCAATCTTGTCACTGGATTTACCTTTTACAGGCTTGATATTTTCATGATTGTCCTGCATGACTTTGACATTGCTGATACACCAATTCAGGACTTTGTTGTCATTATGGGTTAATGACCTTTCCATGATCATTCCTTCAAAGTATTTAGTGGCAGGTGAAAAACTCTTGAAATTCTGGTTGAATTCTACCAGCTCACATTCCACAATCTTTCCTATTTCCTGATTCATGTAATTTGAAAGGAACCTGTCATAGGTGATTTGCTTTATCTGGAACTTAGCGTTGATTTCTTCTACTTTCTCTAAAACAAAATCAAAGTCTGTAGTCTTGTTTATGGTTAAAAACAGGTTGTTTTTCGGGTCTTCACTCCAATTGAGGAACACTCTTCCTGCACTGATATTTTGCTTTTCAACAGCACTGTCATAGGGTAAAAAGTTGTAAGAAAGAGTCCTGAACCTTTTCCTTTTATCTGTTGGAGGAAATAGTAAATTGATAGAAGTTAAATCCTTGTTGCTAGACAAATCATAGGACATGAAGCATTCCTCACCCAATAGTTCCTCTTCCAAATAATCATCAAAGCAATCATTCCATTGTTGAGATTTAATAAATGTGGTGTGAGAGTCTACCCATATATTAAGGTGTAGCTGCTTAAATGCCTCAAGCTGTGTAGGAATATTCTTGGCCTTACTTGCTGCTGTCAGCAAATACTCCAAGCTTACCCCTACTCCCAATGATGGATTAGCCAGCTTAAGGTTCTCGATGTCATCAATTTCTAAATCTGGATTGCCTTCAAATACAAATGGGAGAAAAGAATCATCTTCAATTATCCCCTCTATAAGTTTCTTGGAGTAGTCATACAATTCATAGCATATATGGTGTTTGTTGGTACCTGCTGTGGTAATGGTCATGACTATTGGTTGCACCCTAGCTCCAATGGAAGTAGTCAGTACTTGGTACAATTCATCATTAGGATGTGCATGAAGTTCATCTATTAAAGCAAAGTGGGTATTGAATCCGTGTTTAGTCTTGGCATCCGAACTAATTACTTTAAAAAATGAATTGGTCTTTAAATACCTCACACTATTCATTAGTGTTTTTAAAGCAGCCCTGAACTTAGGCTCCTTGTCAATCATAGCTTTCAGTACATCAAAAGCCAATCTTGCCTGTTCCCTATCTGCAGCAGCAAAGTAGCATTGACTAAATTCCTCCCCATCTAAAAGAAGAACATACAGACTAATAGCTACACTGAAGACAGTTTTGCCATTCTTTCTAGGAATGAAAAGGAATACCTGATTAAATTTTCTGAAGCCACTAGATTTCTTCTTCCAGCCAAAGAGATTTGATACAAGCTCCTTCTGCCAATTCAATAAGATCAGCTTACTGCCTGCATTTCTCCCGTCTACAATACGACAGAACCTTTCTATAAATGTGACTGCTTGGTTGGCTTCTGCTTCATCAAAATAATACTTATCTAAATCAATCTTCGAAAAATCAATTGTGTGATTACTCATTTAAAAAATTCACCTCAACCATAGATTAAAAATCAAACTCACTATCTTCTTGCTGGTTGGTTGGAGCAAATTCAACTTTATTCCTTGATGCTGGTGTGCATCCAAACTCCTTTAACAATACTGTGATATCTCTAAAAAGCTGTCTTTTGTATCCCAACAATGGGTGTGCCTTCTGAACTAGGGCTTTTCTGTTATTGTAGTCTTCTATAACCAACCCATCTTTTTCAATTTCTTT